CTGCAAGCGTGACCACAAGCACAGAGAAAATGACTTGACAAGGTACTACTTATGTCTTATTCTTAGGTCATGACAACTACAAAAGAAAAAGTTGCATGGGACGGGCTAATCCAAAACACCTGCACCTGCACAAAGTATGACCCAATAAAAGAAGAGTTCACAGACGAACCTGCGGAGTATTGCGACGGCTCATGCTGGGACGACGCACTACACCTATTCCATTGTGAGATAAAACAATGGTGGGATAACAACCCGAGTGATACTTGGGCAGTAGACGGACTCCCATTGTGGAATCGTTCGGTATCGGGAGAGTTTGAGGCTCGCACCATTCCCGAGTTCGTTCGTGGAATCACCGTCAATAGCGAATGGCACTTGCGCTACAAGTTGGACGGAGAGGTACTTCACTGCAATCTCTCACACCATGATGTCCCAATGGGACGCGCATACTCAGTTCGCTACGGCTCAGATGATGGTGGAGAGTGACGGCGACGGTAATCGTCGTGTTCGTACTAGCGCTACTACTTAGTCAGTAACCACACAACGAATCCCCCGAACAAACGGGCAGGCACGGTTATCGTGTCTGCCCGTTTTGCTATTCCCGTTCATACGCCACCGTCAGAAGAAGATGTCATGGGGAGATGACAGCCCCGTACCCGCCGCTACGCTAAATCGCTTGCGGCGGCGAAGCGCGGGCGCGCGACATCGCCCAGACGGGGAAGGAAATGCGAGGAACTAGCCCAGAAGGGGGCGCAGTTCGTCAATCAAACGCTTGGCGTCACGCTTGTAGTTCGTGTGCCAATCGGGTGCGTTGCGTGGTGACGAAGGGTACTTGGCGTCACGGAAGGTGTAAATGCCCTCGGTAATCGGCACTTCCCACCACACATCGGTCTCAACGAGACGGTGATGAGGCACGATGAGGGGCGAACCCGTCACAATGCCGTGTTGAGGGCGGTCAAACTGCCCAGCAGTAAAGTCAATAAAGTGATGCTCGGTCTCAACCACGAGATGACCAAAGAAATCTCGGTCAAATGGATTAGAACCCGAAGCAATCTCATTGGCAATCCAAGCTCGGCTCGGCTCAGACATAACTCCGACTGACCAAGCTGTCTTGGACTGACGGGTAGCGGTCAAGTCGTTTCGTAGGCGGTAACCCTCGGCGTTCCAGCAGGCGGCGTCAATCTGAGTGGCGTTCGCAGTCACTCCGTACTTGTTCAGAGCAACCGTAAGAATACGAGAAGCCAAAATGCAAGCGTTCGGTACGGTTACAGGGGCAACTTCACGAACCCAAAAGTCCTTAGCGACTTCCAAAACAGCCGTTTCGGTGTCGTGTGTTAGGTGGCGTGTTGCCATAGCAACACGCTAGCCCGTAGATGGTATGAAAACCAACCTCGTATCAGGTGACTGTTGCCACAGCCGTAGAGCAAACAACCGTTCGTAGCGCAGGCTGTCGGTGAGCAGGTGGCGTGTGAGCCAGCCCCAACTCTTCCGCCACCGTCAGAAGAAGATGTCCCCCGTCTGGCAGCCCCGTGCCAAACGGGGGATAGCCCTCAGCCGACGGCTGATAACCCCAGAAGCCAAAGTTCAGAAAAACGGAAAAACTGAACTAAGAGGTGTTTAGCACTAAGTCACCCAGCAGGTCAGGAACGCCAGCGACCTGTGACGAACGACCACGCACTTGGCTTGACCTGTGCGCTCAACTATGCTTGACTATCTGCGTACCACTTGCTACCCTTTACTAAAACAAAGGGGGTGAAGTGAAGATACACGAAATAATACTCATCTCAATTCTTATCGGAATACCACTCGGTGATTACATAGACCGAAAACGACAAGAGTGGGAACAATGGAAAAAGGAGAATTGGGGGTGAAATCTTGTCCCAGTCCATAACACTCGTTGTGTTTTTTTGTTTACTCGCACTAATCGCATAAAAGAAAGCAACTAACCCACCCAAACGGGTGGGTTTTTTGTTGTCCCCGAACGGCTCTGAAGGTTTCCCATCTGAGTTCGCTTCGCGGAGAGCGGGGCTCGCGAAGCGAACACCCAGTCTCAGGAGTTCTTCCTCGTGTGGGTTATCCCTCGCATGAAGGTTGTTGCCCAACTTTGATGTCTGTCATGGCAAAACTTTTTATCAAACAAACTTGACAACCAAGTTATGATGTCCAACCGCAGTTCATCCGCCACCGTCAAAAGAAGTTCGTCGGGGACATCGCAGCCCCGCTACTTGATGTCCCCGACGGCTCGGCGGCGGGCTGGCGGCGGAGAAGTTCCTGTCGTCCGCTGCCGACCGAACACCTGTTCGCCATTGTGACGCCTGACACGGAGTGTGACAACAGGCACAGGGTGTGACGCCAGACACGCGCCTGTGACGCCCGACACACGGTGGGTGGCGGTGTGACGCCCGACACAGAGAGAGGCGGTGTGACGCCAGACACACTAGGCGGTGTGCCAACAGTCACTAGAAATAAACTTGACAAGGGGTACTTGTGCCCCATACAATAGGTAGCAGAAAGGGGGGAAAATGAAGCAATCACCAACAGAAACGCTGTCAGAGATAGCGGACGAGTGTCAGTCAATCGCTGAAATGCTTGAGCAAATCAACGACGACACAAACGAACTGTTGCTGAAAGATGAGCAGGTAGAAATCCTAAAGTACCTTGCCACTTTGCCAGCAACGCTCGCTGAACTGTTTGCTTCGGCTTCGCACAAGGTGGTGGAAAATGCCATTCTTGAGGCGTCCGAAATCATAAAGCAGTCCGAGTAACTAACCCAAGCCCCCCCGAAAGCCCCACTTGCCCAACAGCAGGTGGGGCTTTTTGCTGTACCCGTTCACGTCCTTCTTCCGCCACCGTCGGTTGTTGATGCCATCTCAGAGCCCCGTTGAATCATGACCCGGTCCTCGACCGGACGGCCGGCCCTCGAGGCGGCGTCGCCATCGTGGCTGCGTCGCTGAGGAGTTCGTTGAACCGACCTGCCCGAGGGTGCTTGACAAGCGCAAATTTGATGGCTACTATTAATAAACCTACTTAAAGAAGGAGAGCAAGATGTCATTTCTGACAACTTGTGTAGCGATAGCCATCGTAATGATGGTTATCTAAACGCACTAAACACAACAAGCAAGGAAAGCCCGTCTCAACCCCCTGAGGCGGGCTTTTCTTTTTGCGTTTTTGCGACCTCTGCTTCTTCGGTGCAGCCAGCCAGCCGCATCTGGTTTTTGGTTTGGGGTTTTGGTCGGGGCTCACGAGTTGTATCATGACTTTGATGGCTGAGACGCTCGCACTTTCCAACGACCATTTGGTCTTTGACTTTCCTTACGACGCTGCTCAGGTTGCAGAAATAAAGAAAATAGACGGCGCAAAGTGGGACAAAGTCAGTCGTGTGTGGCGAGTTCCGATGTCAAGCCTCCGAGAGGCACGTGATTTCGCCAACAAACACAACTTCCACATTGACAATGATGTGCTGACCTTCACACTTCCTGACAAAACGGTTCAAAGAACTGGTGTTTACCAAGCAGACGACTGGTTGTTCATGAGCTTTAGCTACGACCCAGTACGCGTTCGGGCGGTCAAAGGAGTCCCGGGTGTTACATGGGATGCTGAGTCAAAGGCTTGGAAGGCGCCCCTAACAGCCGTTCGCTCTGTGATTGGTTTTGCAGAAGCCTTTGGCTACGACGTTCCAAGTGAAATAAGTGAAATGGCAGCGCAGATAGAGACTGCGCGCACAGAGTCAATCGCGGCGGCAAAAGCAGTTACAGCAGAGCTGGACTTACCATCGCTTAACGGCGAACTACTCCCGTACCAAAAAGCCGGCGTACTATACGCAACAAACGCAAAACGTTCATTCATTGCTGATGACATGGGACTCGGGAAAACCATTCAAGCAATCGCGTCGCTTGAATACGCAGATGCATATCCGGCAGTAATTGTTTGTCCACCAGGTTTGGTTCTCAACTGGCGCGATGAGTTCAACAAATGGTTACCGCATCGCAAAGTCGGCACGGTAGCAAATCGTTCGGAGTTTCCGGACCGAGAACACTTTGATGTGATTGTTGTCGGTTACTCGAATATAGACCACTGGGTTAAAGCACTCACCGGGTTTAAGAGTTACGTATTCGATGAGTCGCACTATGCAAAGACACCGACTGCCAAGCGAACAAAGTCTGCTATCAAAATGGCGCGCTCTGCTGACAAGAACGGTCTCGTGCTGTGTCTTACCGGAACACCGATAACCAATAGACCAGCAGAGTTTGGTCCACAGCTCGATATCCTCGGCCAGCTCAACAAATTCGGTGGGCTATGGGGTTTCTACCGACGTTATTGTGGTGCGTTTCGTGACCGCTTTGGACAATGGCACATTGACGGCGCGACAAACCTCGATGAGCTAAACGACACACTTCGCGCAACCTGTTACATACGTAGAACCAAGGACCAAGTTCTTCTCGATTTGCCGGCAGTCCGTCACTCCAAGGTTGTTGTATCTGGTTCCGCAGCCGGCATGAAGGAGTATGAACAGGCACGCCGCGACATTATCGAATACATCACCCGGCGAGCAAAAGAAGTCGCTCTTGAAATGGGGACATCAATATGGAACGCCGCAGTCCATGCAAAGATTCGCGCAGAAGCCAACGAGCATCTTGTTCGCATATCCGTGTTACGTCGCTTAGCCGCAAAAGCCAAGATGGAGTCGGTATTCGAGTGGATTGATGGCAAGATTGCATCCGGAGACAAAGTTGTTGTCGCAGCTCACCATAGAGAGATTGTCGACATGATTGCGGACCACTACTGCGGCCTAAAAATTCAGGGCGGTATGGCAGTAGAAGATGTTCAAGAGCACAAAGCCAAGTTCCAAACCGGGAGCATTGATGAAGCTCCAGTGATTGTTTTGTCCATGCAGGCAGCCAAGACCGGCCACACCCTTACCGCAGCACAAGACGTGTTGTTTGTAGAGCTCCCGTGGACGCCGGCAGACGTTGACCAGACATACAGCCGTTGTCATCGAATCGGGCAAAAGGGTTCCGTGATGGCAACGTACATGATTGCTAATGGGACGATAGACCAAGAGATATTCGAGTTGATTGAATCAAAGCGCTCTATCGTTAACGCGGCCACAGAGGGAACTGAGGTTGACGAGACTGCAAGCGCGCAACAGATAGTATTGGACTTCTTGAAGGAAGGAATTGGCCATGAGAGTAATGGATAGTGTTATCGGTTTGGTCGTCCTAGTCCTGTCTGCTTACATGTTCGGTCTTGCAATTAAGTCATTCATGAAGGAGGACTAGTGGGTTACTTGAATGCATATGGCGCAGCACAGCATGCTGAACTTGAACAGGCACTGATATGGCACTTGACAGCCAACCATTACCCACCTGTTTCAACTGAATTTTTGCCAGCATGCAAGCAGGCAATACAGACATTCGTTGTTGCTGCTGGTTCGGTAGACACAAAAGGCGAAGACGGCGTATTCCAACAGCTCTGCGACACTTATGTTGACCTACCCAACGGGAATCGGGTGAGTGTTGTTGAGGTCGTTGAGCAACTACATCTTGATGCTTTCGTAGACCAAATCCTCAATGAGCAGTAACCGTAAGAGCGCACCACAACGTTCCGTAGTCGAGATAATCAAGACCGGCGAATGGAGCAAGGTCCAGTACATCCATAAGCTTGATTGCGGCCATAAGGAGATACGCAAAAGAGCTGCGTCAACCAAGAAGATAGCTTGCCTTGACTGTGTTAAGGCTGGGTTGGCGGAGTCAATTCTCAGCAGCCTGGCAAGACCGGCGATAGTCGACCCACCAATTGAAGCCCCGTGGATTGATGACATCGCAGAAGACATTGCACAAACAGAACAAGAGATTGGCTTTATACGTGCCGGCCTGGCAAATGCTTTGTTGATATCACCGGAGACAATTGATGTCGTCATGGAAGACGAAGGTGATGGGATGAAGCTTTCCTATGTGATGGTTTATCTGGACCCAGAAAACGCTAAGCGAATCGCCTTCCCGCAGAACAGCGTGTTCGATATATAATCATTAGGTGGCGAAACGGCAAGCTCCCGAGCAGGAGATTCAGGCGCTAGACAAGTACATTGCCAAACTCGAAGCGGATATCAAGAAACTAGAACTAGAAATTGCAGAGTGCGACAGAGTCATCGCGGAGTGCGACAAGATTCTAAAGAGCTGATTCGTCGAATAGTTCTTGCGCTTTAGCCATTATCTGGTCGAGATACTTATCTGTCTCCCACACTTCGTCGCTCAACGGTAGAAAGTTGTGCGCGACTAAATATTCGGTGGCCATTTCTAGCCAGTAATCAAGTTCGTCGCCGTCGAGGTCTTCGAAGTCACTCATTTTCCATCTCCTTTTGGATTGTGTATGCGCGAGTACCAGGACCAATTGGGGTGACCGCTCGACTAGCAAATTCGCTAATTAACAAGTTTCTCACCAGCCAGTGAAGCGGGTATGAGTTTGGGTCCTTGGCGTGCTTACGTCGGAACTCTGCACAGTACGATTTTGCCCGCAAGTTCAAACCAGGGGTGACGATGTTTTCCTCAACGCAACGGCGAATACCATCCCAGCCGTCGTTTGCATACTGCATGATTTGTTGCTCAAGGTCAAAGTCTGCCCAGATGCGCCGTTGAGCGTCGATGTGCGGCCAGCAACGATACAGCTGGTCATAGAACTCTGGCTCTGTAGCAACCACATCTCCAAGGCGACGGATGGCAACCGAGTGCAGAGGGATTCCGACACGTGTATTGGAGCCAGTCAGCGCCGCAGCGTCGTAGTACTCGCAATATTCGGCTCCGTGCTCTTCTGAAATAAACTTGAGCACGTCATCTGTTGTCCAGTCATAGATGACCTTTGCAAAGCGCAATGGGATTGAGCGCTTTAGGCGGTATGGGGTCACAATGTAGTTTTCGTGCAACTTCTGGACAAGAGACCGGTAGCGCATCATGGACTCATTGGCTCGGACGCCCGTGATAAACGCAGTGCGGCCAACCTTGCCCTGCATCATGTAGTAGTCATAAGGCTCTGGAATGGGCTCAGAAGGGCTTATGCCGAAGTGCTCTGCTCGGATAGCCCAAGAGGGCATATCTCGCGTTAAACGGCCCTCAGACGCTCTGTAATGGCTCCAGAGGAGGCAATACTCCCTGCGTCCTAGCACCCACACCTCAGCGCTTGCTGGGAGGCAATACCACTCCATATCTACCCAGTCGTAGTTCCGGACCTTCTCCACGAAATCTAGAACCATGGGGCTGACCATCTCTTCATCGCGGAAGATTACCTTGACAGGTCCCAGGCCGCGTTCCTCGTGTATCTCCTTGGCTAGGTAGAGGACGGCTGTGGAATCCTTGCCGCCCGAGAACTGGACGCAAACCGTATCGAAGGTGTCATAGACATGGCGAACTCGCTGTCTAGCAGCTTCCAAGCAATTGATGTCGAGAAAGAGTCGCTGTCTAGTCATCCGACCACTGTCCGTCTTTGCCGAACTGAATGCCCATGTCGGTCTTGCGCCAAGCCCAGTTGCAACACGGAACATCTTTATCGCACGGGTGTCCACCGCGAGAAACGGTTTTGGCAAGAAGCGGGAAAGTCTCTAGCAGTTTCAGAATGCAGTCGTGACACATTAGCCATTCGCGTGGCTTTTCGTAGTAGTCATCGAATGTATCCGTAAACCCGCCGTAGTAACCGAAGTCCTGATACGGCAGAACAAATCCAGCATCAGGAAGATGATGGTTGACGGACTCGCCCTCCACATCTTTCCCACAGGCTGTGCATACAACGCTCACTCTGACTGAAACGCCATTTCTAGACGGCCGAGCTCAGTGAGTTCGTAGCGCTCCACACCTTCATCGTCGATGAGCACTCTGATGAAACCCATCTTCACCATGTCATCGAGTAACTCTTTGACTTCTTCTTTGGAAATGTTATCCATTGTCTGTCTCCTTGTAGATGTTTCTCCATTGCGAAGGGCTGTGGTCTTTTTCGATTGCTGACTTATGTTCAGAATCTTCGTACAGGCGCACGATGTGAATACATGGGTCGCCTTCCTGGAACTCTTCGTCTTCTTGTTCAGACATTGGGAGCCCATCGTGCGTGTAACACACTGGTGGTCCTGCCCAGCCCATTTTGATTCCGTGTGCCATCCAGTCGTCGAAATTATCCATTGTTTTCCCCTGTAAGTAGTTTGGCTATTTTCATGACCTTTTGCAAGTTCTTGTGGCCTTGATTGTTAATTGGTGCGTTACGCAGAAGCCATGCCGCATCCATTCGTCTGAATACCGGTATGTCCATGTTGGTGGTTAAATTCTCTAATTCTGCAAATAGCGCTTTAATTTCGGCTTGTGTAAAGTTAGACATTGCTGCTTATCTTCGTCATAGCTCCTATAGTACCTATCGTTTCTGTGTTTTGCAACCTGTGCGCCCTCTGGGGCTCGAACCCAGGACCAACGGATTAAAAGTCCGGTGCTCTACCGACTGAGCTAAAGGCGCTTGTGGCGACACCAATAGTTGCCACAGGTGTCAACTATCTGCATCGTTAAACGCGTTTACTTAGCTCGTTTATTCTGTCCACGAGCGCGTTGAGCTGCTCATGGGTCAGTATCTGCCCCTGTTCAAAGCGCGGCAGGTCCTCGGCTGGCCCCTCTGCCTGAACGGCGTTTACGCCCAGTACTGCTGTCGCAGCAGAGAACGCTCCGCCGAACTTGATGAACTTTCTTCTATCCATATTTCCTCCTCGTGGGCCCGGTGGGGATTGAACCCACGACCAAGGGATTATGAGTCCCCTGCTCTGACCACTGAGCTACAGGCCCTTTTCTACAACTGTGTACTTTGCGTAATGGAGTGTATTGGCAGCGTAATCAGGATTCAAAGTTTTGCGCCATCCACCGATAGATTTCATCAATACTCCAGGCCCACCAGTCGCTTCACATACTGTCTTGGAAAGCTCTTCATATTTTTCCGTGATAGCCCACATGGCGTCTCTCTGCTCTGGCGTAGTGTCGTTGCTTGGCGACATGTAGTAACGCAGAGCGCCGAACTTCTCTTTGATTTGGAAAATGCCGTAGTTCGGGTCAATCGCAGTGAGTTCTTTATCGCAATCGACAATTAGTTGATACCAACCCTCATCTACGTCAATCCACTTATATTCGACTATTCGTTCTTTGAGTGCTTCTACCTGACGCTGCAATTCGTTCATCTGATTGCAAACCACCAATCGTCTTCTTCTGGATTGTTATGAAGAGCCAGTATGTGCTGCTGCCAATGGGCAGTTTCGTGCTTGTTGCCAGCGTGGATTCGTTTGAGGACATTGCCAATTGCTTGCATCATTTCGTATGGCGTGCAATCAAACACGCCTATATCAATGCGATTTTGTGCCATGTCATCTGCCAGGCAGTCAAGCGCAGTTTCAGGTGTGGAACCAATACCGAAGTATTCCTCCATTAATACTTGTGTCACTTCTTCAACGGTTTTATTCATAAATTCCTTTGTGGGCTAGACGGGAATTGAACCCGCGACCAACACTTTATAAGAGTGCTGCTCTAACCACTGAGCTACTAGCCCCAGTGATTAGCGGGTTATTCGTTTGTAGGTTCGTACTAGTGATGTGGCGATTACTCCTGCGTACAACAGCATTCCCGTGAGGAATAGGGCTAGGCAGTAACCGGCCAGCTGTATGGGGTTGCGGGATTTTCCGTCCATCCAAATTGAGTATAGTGCTCTGGAAGCTTGCGCAACAAATTAGCGCGATGGCTGGAGTGAATTACGTCATCTCCCCACCAAGCTGGAAGGTCGGAGGCATCTGGGGCCACAATTGCCAGCATCTTCTCGGTGCAGGTGTCCTTGTAGCCACGACCAATCCAGTCGGCACAGATAGCCAGTCCGTAGGCGCAAAGACCAGCTTCATGGCCTACCCACATCTTGGTGGCAGGATGATTTGACCACCCATAACCAGGCTTGGTCAGACTGTTGAGAATCTGCAGTGTTTCAACTCGCTGCTTCCCCAGGCGGCGATAATCAAGACAGGCTGCTGACTGCTCGAACGATGGATATGGGACAAATGTTTGCATAGGTAAATACTCCTTGTAGTGTGTAGCAAAATCCAAGATACAGGAGAAAATTTAAAATGTCAAATGAAGATGCAGAAGCTCTCGCAATCGCCCGGAGATTGATTGCCGAGAAGAAGGACAGCGCAGATGGGTATCAGCAATCTGCGAGCAAGTTTGCGATATACCCCCAGGACAAGGGCCTTGAGTATTTGTCTCTTGGCTTGGCCTCGGAGGCTGGTGAAGTTGCTGGCAAAGTAAAGAAGATTATTCGCGACAAGAACGGTATTTTGTCTGATGAAGACAAACAAGCTCTTGCCGCAGAACTTGGTGATGTTCTTTGGTATGTCGCAATGCTTGCTCAGGACATGGGTGTCAAGTTGAGCTATGTCTTTAATAAAAATATCGACAAACTGCAAGTTCGAATGGACAACAACACAATTGGCGGCAGTGGAGATAATCGTTAAGGTTTAAATTGTGGGGTGACACCGAGTACCGATGCCACCCCACACGCCACGGAGTTCGTCCGAAGTCCGGCGAGAGTCGGAACGCTTCTTGCGTGACAACAGGCATCCTAGTACATCCAAGTTCGGTGATAAGGTAGGTGTAGGTAAATAGACATGGCACATGAACTCGAAATAGTAAAAGGTAAAGCAAAGATGGCATATGCCACTGGCGGCGACCGCAAGGCCCCATGGCATCGACTTGGGACGCCCATGGCCGGACTCCAGACGATGGAGGCAATGCTTCAGGCGGCAGAAGCCGACTTTGATGTTATCCTTACTCGCGTTGCGGCTGTCGACGACGACGGCAACCTGATTCGTAACGCCGACGGCAGCGTTCTCATGATTGAAGACAGTCGTGCAACTATTCGCCAAAACCTCGACGGTTCTTTCAACCCGCTAGCAACTGTTGGTACGCGCTACGAAGTACGCCAGAACCGTGAGGTCCTCGAGCGCGCTCTAGCAATTGTCGGCGCGTCAAGTGGCGACGCAGTTATGGACACAGTCGGCGTACTAAAGAATGGCGCACGGTTCTTCGCGACAGTTGAGCTTGGTGGGATTGTTATCGACCCAGCAGGCGTAAATGACAAGATTGCTCGCTATCTGGTTGTAAGTTCAGGGCACGACGGCGTATGGCCGATTCGTTACGCAAATACCGATATTCGGGCGGTGTGTAGTAATACTGTGATTCTGGGATTGCGTAAAGCAGAGCGCGTATTTGTTGCTAGACACACAAGAAATGTTGACTCAACAATCGAAGATGCACGCAATGTTCTCAAACTTTCGTCAACTTGGGGTCGCGAGTTTGCCCAGGAAGCAGAAAGAATGCTTGGCATCGCAATACCAATGGGGTCAAAGAAGCTTGATGACGTAATCAATACGGTGTTTCCTGTTGCATCAAGCGAAACTCAGCGTCAACGCAAAAACAGAGACGAAACGCACGAAATGATTCGTTCCATCTACGCCAACGACCGCAACGGCGCAAAGTTCGGCTTCAACGCTTGGTCAACGTATAACGCGATTGTTGAGTACTTGGATTTCTATCGTTCCGTAGACAATGTTTCAAGTGCAGTTGCGTCAATGGATGACACATCGTCAATCACTCAAAAGAAGTTGCTTGCTCACCGCGTGGTGGTATCATAAATTCATGTCGGATGACGAAGACTTCGGGTGGGACGAAGAAGACATCGAAGAAATGGAAGCGTCAATAGACGCTCCATACGACTACGAGAAGGATGAGGGCTCCGCTCTAAGCGAGATGCAGAAGCACATGTTTGAGAACCGCGTAATCAGCACGTTCGTAAGAAACGCTTATGACTTTGGTGGTACTAACACGCTTTTGGAAGTGTTGGGCCATGTCGAACGCAAGATGGGCTGGAGGACGGAAATCATCGCAGATAGAAATGCGCTTGATGACTACATGTTCTACCGGCACGAGACATTTGACGAAGACGTGTGGTCTTACTACGCGAATTCCGATGAATACGAAGAGCTCGTCCGTCAAATTGCTTTCATTTCAGAGAAAGCTATGAGCGACTTTGTTGAGCTGTACTCCGAGACGAGTACACCAAAAAAGACTTTCAAAAAGAAGCTACGCAAATTAGCGTGGGCGGCTTACAAGAATCTTTCGTAGTTAAGTTGACGTACTAGTTTTCCCCCCGCTAAGATGTGCAAACACATCTAGGGGGACCATGACGTCAAACAAGAAATTGTCCATACTTCTATCAACTAACTGGCAGTTGCCGGAAGCATTGGATGTACCAGTATTTAATAACGCAGCTTGCGCAGGGATGCCAACCGAGTGGTGGTTCCCAGAAAAAGACGCCAAGCGAGAAACGATTCAGAACACGAAAAAGGCAATCGCCATCTGTGAGTCGTGTCCAGAGATACGCAAGTGTCAAGACTTCGCCATTGACAATCCGTGTGTTCAGGGCATTTGGGGAGGCATGTCGGTAAAGCGTCGAAGCAGAGCACGCACCGTCATCCAGCGTTTCAATAACATGGAGCGACGACACCATCTCCCATACTCAGAAATGCGAGCGGCGATAGAAAAAGGACCACGTGGCCCTCTATCAATCTGAACCAGTCGCGAAGATACTTTCGCGCCTGAACAACGTTCGTGAAGCAAATGGGCAGTGGATGGCATCATGTCCGTGCAGAAGCGACGACGATACTCCATCTCTGGCCGTAAAGGTTGGAGACCAAGACGAAGCACTCGTCTACTGCCACAAGGGTTTGTGTGACGCAACGAAGATTTTCCAGTCCTGTGGGCTTGACTTGGCTAAAGATGGATTTGTCCGCGACCGAGACAGTGATTTTCAGCCGCGACAGAAACAGGCAAAGCCGGTCCAGGCCGCTAGTGTCACTCCTGTGTCCGTGCCAAAGCAGAAGCGCAAACTTGTCAAGGTGTACAAGTACGAGGACGAAGATGGCAATCTGTTGTACGAAAAGCTGCGCTACCAGTATGAAGATGGCAAAAAGTCATTTGCCCATAGACGCCCTAATTTAGATAAGCCTGGTGACTACCACTACAACCTGAATGACACCCGCAAGGTTCTTTATCGCTTACCTGAAGTAATTAAAGCAATCGCCAACAATGAGGAAGTGTGGCTTGTCGAGGGCGAGAAAGACGCTGACACGATGCTGGAGATGTTTGGCATACCAGCGACAACAATGACGAATGGTGCCAACAGTTGGCAGGCGGACTACACAATGACGCTTGCTGCCGCAGCTGCTGTTTGTATCATCGCGGACAATGATGACCCAGGCAAAAAGCATGCCATTACCGTGCGCGACGAAATTATTGCTGCCGGTGGCAGTGCGACTGTATTTGTATCAAAGCACGCTAAAGACATCTCTGACCATGTCGCCATGGGTTATGCCATTGACGAAGAGAACATGTACGAACTGCAATCCTACGATGGCGACGAATCATTCGAAGAGCCCGTCCAGGAAGAGATGGAACTCTCCGACGAGGAGAAGAACGAAGTTGATGAAGTCAAGCCCGAGGACAAGTTGTTGGAGCAGATTCAGCAGATTGTCTCGTCAGAGCGTTTATCTTTACAGCAGAAGCTAAGTCGCATTACCCACGCTGCAAGTAGTTTCACCACTGCGTCTTTTGAAGACTACGGCAGAACGGTTAATTGGCAAGAGTTCCTGTTGGAAACAGAGAGCGACAACTACGAGTGGGTTATACCTGGACTACTTGAAAAGCAGGAGCGAGTAATTGTCGTAGCAGCAGAAGGCGTCGGAAAGACCATGCTTGCACGACAGGTCGCAATCGCATGTGCTGCAGGATTGCACCCGTTTACATTTCAACCCATGCCAGCTATACGAACGCTAACAATTGACTTAGAAAACCCTGCGCGCATTATTCGTCGCACATCGCGAACAATCATGGAGCAGTCGATTCGGCTGTCTCATGCAAAGAGTGTTGATGCGCACCTGCATATTCACCCATCCGGTTTGGACCTCACATCAGCCAAAGATAGAGCGTTCGTGGAGCAGTTGGTGGATAAGATTCGACCTGAGTTGATTTGCCTTGGGCCGCTGTATAAGGCCTATGTCGACAATGGCTCACTGACCTCTGAAGCTTTGGCTGTCGAAGTCGCAAAGTACTTGGACTACATCCGAGACGTGTATGGTTGCGCCCTATGGCTTGAACACCACGCTCCACTTGGTGCATCAAATGCGACTAGAGAGCTTCGTCCATTTGGTTCGTCGGTTTGGTCTCGTTGGCCGGAGTTCGGTATCGCGATTACCCCAGACCCGCTAAATCCAGAGGGCTACGTCTACGATGTTAAACACTTCCGTGGTGCCCGTGATAAGCGCGCCTGGCCGACAAAGATGAAACGTAGCCTCCGTCTCCCATTTGAGGTTCTAGAATTTATGAAGGAGTAATAATGGCCAAAGAAAAGAAACCCTTAACACGAGAATTTCTCGTAGAAAGGGACCTGCGCATATTTAAAATGAGGCAAGCGGGCGTTGCCAGTAACGAAATTGCCCGACGTTTTGGGATGACAACTTCTGCTGTTGGTGTGGCGATAAGAAGGCAGCTAGAGAAGTTGAACAAAGAAGCCTTGATGGCTTATCCGGAAGTTCTACGAATGGAGCTTGAAAGACTTGATGCACTGCAGCAATCTGTATGGCCACTCACTCAGTATCGAAAAGTAAAGACTGACGATGGTACCGAGATTCAGGTCGAGCCAGACCTGAAGGCCGTTCAGACAATGCTCTCCATTATTGATAGACGTGCCCGCTTGCTGGGGATGGAGCAGAACAACATCAATGTCCAGATGGACGTTTCAAACACGACCCCAATCAGAGCAACTCTTGCTGGAGCTGTGCAAAGCGACATTGTGTCACAGTTCTCACCCGAGGCCGAGGCTCGAAGATTGCTTGAAATCATGGGAAGTAGCGGAGTGTTATCCAAGGAATATGTCGATGGCATTCTGAGTGGGGCCAAAGAACTAGAGCCAGCACCGGAGATGCTTGAACTAGAATCCGAAGAATGATACATCCATCAATCAAGAAGTTGGCTATGCCAATTGACTCATTGTTGCCGCTAGAGGGCAACCCGCGTCGAGGAGACGTAGATGCAATTGCGGCTTCATATGCTGAGTTTGGTCAAGTCAAACCCATAGTCGTCAAAGACAACGAAGATGGAACATTTACCGTCATTGCTGGTAACCACCAGATGCAGGCAGCCAAGTCGCTTGGGTGGACCGAGATTGCTGCTGTGGTGCTTGACGGTGACGACCAGCGCGCTATTGCTTTCGCTCTTGCCGACAACAGAACCATGGAGCTTGGCAATACCGACCAGGCGCAGGTAATCGACATGATTGCAGAACTTGGAAACGAGTACTCCAGTTTGCTTGATGAGCTTAAGTGGGACGAGTTCGAGATGGCCGCAATGACGGAGTGGGCCAATAAGAACGACAATGACGACGAAGACGAGCCAAGGGGCTACGTGGCACCGGTACTGCAGAACCCTGTAAACATGGACAACGTCGAGGTGGAAGAAGACGAGGACGGTGGGCAAAAGTTTACTGCAAATGCAAATGTTGACTCGGTTGATGCGGCCGTGCGCGGCAGTACTGCTGTTGGCGCGAGTACTTCATCTCAGGCGATTGTGCAGTACACGCTGGTGTTTGATACCCCAGAACAGCAAAAGGACTGGTATCAATTCATTCGATACTTGCGTAGTTCTCCCGTGTACGCAGGTACGACTACTGCCGAGAAGCTAATGGACTTTGTCCGCTCTCACGCCGACTACTAGTACAGGGCTCTCACGAACCCAACGTCACCCATAGTTCTGGCTTTGCCTTTTGCGGCCAGGTCAACCCATACGCCATTTTCGTTATATCTGTCATCCGAAAGGTCTCCGTCTACGAGTGGCAGACCCATGTATGAATCAATTGTCTTTTGCGTCTTGTGTCGATTGGTGACTATTGCTGCAGTTCCACCATTGCGGATGAATGATTGCACCTTGTCCATGTCACTGTTCTCATTCACGCTATAGACGATTCGATATCGGCTCCCGACCATCCCATCCCCACCCAGTACTGCTGGATTCTTTGTGTAGTCGTAGACGTAAACGTTATCCATGCCAGCTTTGTTGTTGGCCAAGGACGTAAGGATGTTGTACCAACGTAGGTCGCTATTGACGTTGAGTCTGACAAGGACTGTATCTTGTTCGTTTGAGTGCTTCTTAATCTCAGAACCAAGGATACGCACGAAGTCTTCCGGGTGTTTGGCGAGGAACTGGGTCTTTACGTTTCTGGCTTTCTGTACGCTGTTGTATCGCCCGTTGCCATTGTCAAGAACGCAAACACTTGTGCAATGCCCACGCCAAGCACATGTTTCAACTCCAGCTACATTGGCATGCTGAATAGTCAAACCAACTGTGTATATCTTTGACTTCTTCAATTTGTGCTGAACGCTTGGAAGAGTAAGAAGGTTGGCGTATGAACCAAATCCGTTCTGCTGTCTAAACTTCAACCAACTGGCCCGTGCCTCTTTTAGGCCGATGCCATGAGCGCCATCAAGAAAGGCGTCGTCTAACTCGCTTGCTCTTAACTGCAACACGCTGGTGAGTATTCGGTTTTCGTCCATTGTCAGAATCCTTTAGATACTTATATCTATATATAAGCATGCCTAGCAGAATTCCATGGAATAAACCGAGAATGAACCCGAGGTAATACATGAGACTTGTCAAGACATATACTCTTTGAGTTCTCGCTCCAGCTGGCTTTCGCCACGTGCACCCGTAAGGGTTTTGATTGGTTCGCCATCCTTGAAAACAACTATGGTCGGGATGCTGAATATATTGAATATTTGAGCAATTTCTGGGTAGTCGTCGATATTCACTGTTCCAGCCTTGAAGTGTTTGGCATGCTTTTCGCCAAACTTCTCAAACTGTGGCTTCATAACACTGCATGGACCACACCAGGGCGCCCAGAAGTCAATGACGACGTGCTTGTCGCCATCCAAGAAGTCTGGCAATGATTCGCTGGTGACTTTTTCGACCATGACTACTATCGTACCGGACAGGCGCCCGTACTGCAATCTCCCAGGTCCAGCATCTCCGACTGTGATGGTACGAGGGGGACGCTGAAGTCGATTCTTGAGACCATCTTGGCGTATTCATCCTTGGTTATCTCCTCGTATGGAGGGAGCGGGAAGTTGTGGTCACTGTGAAGCAGGAACGACACCGATTTTACACCTTTGTCGTAGTTCTTGGACAGCCATTCCTTGATGGAGTCAAGCTCTTCTTTTCGGTAGTAGACAGTGACCGAAACGGCGTTGTCTGCCCATACGGTCTGCATCTTCTTGACCCATTCAAGCTGTTCTACAGCAGTCATATTGCCCGCAAGAA